TTGTGCCTTTATTTCAGTTAATGCTAGGTCTGCTTTAGCTTTTTTTGTCTCTACAAAACCTTTTACTGCATTACCAACTAAATTTGACAGTGGGCCTACTAATAAATTAAGCATTTTTCTTTACTCCTTTAATTTTTCCTTTGTTTATGCTTGCATAAAACACTTTTGCACCTTCTTTTTTACCATAAGTCTTTTTCATGGCCTTTTTTATCTTTTTACCCTTCTTGTTTAGTGGCATTTTGCCTTTCCAAAGCTACTCGGGCTCTTAAATCTGCTAAGTCATAGTCTTTTTGCAATTTCATAGCGTCTAAATCTTGTTTATATTCAAATTGATTCTCTCTAAGACCTTGTGATTCACCTTGTTGTTGTGCTTTCAACTCTAAATCTTGTTGTCTTAACTGTAATTCTTGTTGTTTTAGTAAAACAAGAGGGTCAATGTTTTGATCAGACATTGCATCAGCCTCTTCTGCTAACATTGTTTCTGTAATTTTTAGAATTTGTTCATCAATGAGCATTTGTCTTTGTGATTGTAAAGCTTGTATCTCTTGTGGTGGTATTTGTTCACCAAATTTAGCACGTAATGCCTCTGCTTCTTGAACAAGAGCTCTGTCAACAACTTGCATTGCTAACATAGATACGTGTTGGTTAATGTGTGAAACTAAATTTACAACAGCCATTGGATTTGTTTTGACTAAAGCTGAGGACATAAAAGTTCTATGTGTTTTTATGTGTAAGTCATGTGACTGCTCTGGAAAAGCTTGTAAGGGTTGCCCCATTAAAACGACACTGTGTTCCTGTGCAGGATCTCTTGGCTGTGGTCCTTGTGGTATTGGTAATATTTGTTCAATGTCTTTAATTCCTAATGCTATGTACATTCTGCGATATGCTTCATACAGATTGTGCATTTGTGGGTTTGATTGTGCCAATTGCAATTGATTTTGAGCCAACGTTACTCGTTGAGACATAGAGAAAATGTTTGGATCTGAAACAGGTAAGATGTCTATGTTATCATCGAAATCCAACATTTTAATTTGTCTTGGACCACCTGCAACATTGTAAGGATACATGGGTGGTAAGACTTGTTTGAATATCTTTGCTAATAAATTAAATTCTTTTTTCTGTGCGTAGTGTAATCTTTTATGAACAGCAGACATAACTTTGGTGCCGCGTTCCATTAAGGCCATGGTTGTACCAACTGGAGTTTGTGAGCTACCTATCTCAGATAATTGCATATCAGCAACAGCAGCAAATTGTTTACCTGCGTCGACACAAAAACCTAAAAGACCAAATAATGTTTGATCAGGTCCTTTGTAAGGTAAAGGCATAAGTGCTTCTCTAATGACACCATTAGGAGCATCAACATCTCTAAACTCGCCGGGTTGTAATGGCTGATCATCATCACGTATTCTAAGTCCTCTTGATTTAAAACCTGCTGGTAAGTTTGATAGAGTTCCTGCGTCCAGTAATTGTCTCAGAGCGGTAGTTGCTGTTCTAGTCAATCCACCAATCATGTGAATTAATCCAAAACCATAAAATCCTAGACCTGGTAAAAACTTGTAATGAACGTAATATTCATTTTTCTTTCTAAGTGGATCCTCTTGATTATAGTTTCTATAGACAGATAAAATTTTATTTGAACCTCTATCTATTGTAACTATGTAAGGCAATCTAATTCCAGAGGGTTCATTGTCCTTAGGATTAATATCTTCGAATCCTTCTAGATCGATATCAATATGCATTTCTAAAAGTTCTGTCATATCATCAGAACTATAATCATTTGGTCTTTCACCATCGATTTGATTTTTCTTTTCTTGTATTTCAGATGCCTCGTAACCTTCGTATGAGTCAAGTTCGATGTCTCTGTAAAAACCAGATATTTGTTTTTTTCTTAAATCATTAAAAGATAATTTTACAATTTGTGTTATACGATCACAGCTATCTAAATCAGATGCTCCATAAGGCACTATCACATCCTCTGCAGGAATAAATTTTGATGTTGCTCTGCCTAATACTTCGTCAAAATATATTTTTTTAAAAGCACTACCTGATAAAGGCAATTGAAACAGCAATTGATCCATCTCAGGATTATAGTCCTCCATGACATGAGTAATCTCATAGTTCATATAATCTTTGACACGTTCTGCTGCTTGTTGAAGCTTTTCATTGTTTGCTCCTACAACTTGTGTTCTTACTGGTCCATCACTTGGTAGTAATTCTACGTAGGCCATTGCTTGAAATTGTGTAACCGCTTGTGCTAACATAGGGTGATTAACACTTGATGCACCTCTAAATGGTCTTGTTCTTTCCTCGTATTTAAAACCTAAAAGATCTAATCCTTTAGTGTAACCTTGTTCCCATTCTTCTCTTGATGATTTATCATTTTCGTATTTTTCAACTAGTTCGTTTGATAATGATTGTAAAACACTCTCGTCTATAACTTCTGCTAAATTAGTTAAGAATGTTGTCTCTTGTGGTTGGTCCTGTTCGCCTATTACAGCGCCACCATCATCTACTATTTCTACATCAGGCTCTACGTCAGACTGTAATATATCTACTGTTGTGCCCACATCTTCAGCTTGTAAATCTTCTCCACCACCAGGTCCAACTGTTTTTGCATCTCTTGCTAAATAAGGGGTGTCTGCTGTACTATCGAATTTTTCTGCCATTAATAATCACCATATATGTCTGTGATTGAAACTAACCTATCATCACTCATAATTCCACCTTTCTTTTTCTTGTATAAAAACATCGGTTTACTTTTGTTACTTTCTGGCAAAGTTAAAACAAACATATCTACTGCGGAGGGATTATACTCATCTATAATTATTGTTGCATTTTCTGCTTTGTCACCGTCGCCTAAGGGTACAAGTTCAAATCCATCATCCTCTTTTATCTTTACGTAATATTCCATAGTTTGACCTGGCGCGATTTCTCTTCTCAACACAACATTGTTAAGTCTGTCTCCTGCATAATCTAATGCAATTCTTTCTATCTCAGTGCCTAAAAAATCATCTACATCTTTCGAATCTAAACCAGCTCGTGGTTCAACATCTTTTAATAATTGAAACTCACCATCTACACCTTTATTAGAAATTTTTATACCTTTAGTAGCTTTTGAATTATCTACAATTTGTTCAATATTTATTTCGCCACCATATTTTTTTGCTATATCTTTTAATCTTTGAACACCAACCTTGTCATAAAGGTTTTGAAACTTTTTCATTGAGTCAGCATCACTTTTACCCCATCTAGCATTAGCTCCAATATCTGCAGGCATGATAGCTACTTTATTTATGTCTCTAGATTCTGCATCTTTGATTACACTTTTTAAAATTGCATCAACGTAGTCTGCTTGATTGTTAAGCGGTGTCGGTGGAAATGTTTGCACTTGTTTCATTTGTGTATAGCTACTTTCTCCATCTATATACCTCAGCAATCTTTCTCTATCAGATATGTCTGGTACCTCAACGCCCCGAGATAACATTTCATAATTAGAGCTTCTATTTAAATCAAGGAGTTGATCTAAAACCTGTTTTTGTTGTTCTTCTAAAGTATTTATTTGCATTAAAAATTCTGGGTTCTCACGTCTTACTCCTTGCATAGATAAGGCATTAATATTTTTTTGTAGATCTTGTAATTGTTTATTGTAACCAGGAATTAATTCTGCTGCAGCAATGTTTGGATATGGTTTTATTAATTTGCTTTCTTGTAATTTTAAAAGAGATGGTAATTTTTTTTGTGCCTCTGATAAAATGTTTTGGTTTCTTTCTATATCATATTGATTATCTGCCTGTAATAGTCGTTGTTCAGCATTTTGAGCTGCTATAGTAAGTCTTTTTATTTCTGCATCAAGACGTTCTTGTTCATTTCTTACTTTAGTTAAGTAGTCTGTTTGCATTTCTTGAATCACAGCCACATTATCACCGCCTGAGTTTTTGTAAGTTGCAACTCTACCAAACGCTAAAACATTTTTCTCTCCAAAGTGTCCGCTTGATACAAACTCATCACCTTGTTTTTGACCAGGCAACGTGCCTGCCTCTATTATTACTTCTCTATAATCTTTTCCGCTTTCATCAATAGTTGCATTACCTGCATTTCGGTGTCTAGGTCTACCCATGTATGAATCGTAATCAGGTAAGCCTGTCTCTTCTCCTTTAACTTTAATTTTAAGATTAGAGATAGGGTTCTCTTCAAAAATCTCTACTAATTTTTGTTTGGATATTCTTTGATTAGGAAAATACTTTTCATAGTCTGCAAGATATTGAAAGAATCCTGAATCTAGTAGTTCTTTACTCGGCGCTGCATTACCACCCTGTAGTTCATTTATCCAATCTTGTGGTCTAGCTGCATTAGTCTGTGAGTTTTGAATTTTTTCCAATGTAAATGATGTAAGAGGAAAGTCACTCTTGTC